CTATTCTGCAACTATCTCCGCCGCCGGGAAGACCGGTGGATGCGGGCTCCCAGTAGCCACGCAGTGGAGGGTGGACCCACCCAGCATCCGCCCTGCCACCCCGGCAGAGTGCGCCGAGCACTCGGGACTTATCGCCGAACTGCGCGAATGGGTGGAGCCTCGCGTGAGGTTCGACGGCGATCGGCCCTATATCGCCGCCGATGTCCTCCTGCACGCCCGCATCGGCTACCCCGTCACCGGCCGCACCGCGTGGGGGCGGTCTGATTTCGAGTTCCGGGAAGTGCTGGAGCAGCGGCCATAATGGACGTTTCAGCACTTTTATCTACCGCCGGGCTGAGTCTCCGCGACGCCGCTGAACTGTGCGGCGTGACAGAGCGCACGGTCAGAAACTGGCGCGACGGGAAAAGCCGCGTGCCAGCGGCGGCAATGGATTTGCTCCGCGCCGCTGCGGACACGGTCGGCAGCGGCGCGCCGCTGTCAGATGCCGAACAGCAGGGACTGCTGCGCTACATCGAGCGCCAGCAAGTGGCGCGGATTGAGTGGCTCGAAAAAGAGCTGCGCGAGGAATGGGCGGCGCTTGCCGAGACTCGGAAGCGGATGAAATAATCGACAAAACCCGGTCGCCTGCGGGCTACAATCCAAGAGAGCTGCGGCTCCGCCTGCACAAGCGACTACCAACGCCCCGCCAAGGGGCGTTTCTGTTTGTTCCGCTTGACATTCCTGTTTCGCCGCGCTGCATTCGCGGCATGTCCATTTATTCCGGCATTCCCCTGGCGACACTCCAGACGCGACTCACCGAGGCGCAGGATGCGTTGCACGCGCTGCTGACCGGTACGCTGACGGTTTCTCTCGGCGCGGGCGATAAACGACTGGCATTCAATCAGGCCGATATCCCGGCGCTGCGGACCTACATCGCGGACCTGATGCGCGCTATCGCGATTGCATCCGGGGCTGCGTCGGGTTCGCGTGCTCCAGCGGTGGCGACATGGACCCGTTGAGAGCGCGCTATTACGAGTCGGTACTGCCGAGCGGCTACCACCCGCGCCGGGGCGGTCCGCAGTCAGCGGACACCGTTATGGAGCGCGCACGCAATCGGCTGCGCGACCATGCGCGCTGGCTGGACGAGAATCACGACCTGGCCGTCGGCATCCTCGATGACCTGGTGCTGAACATCGTCGGCAGCGGCGTCGGCATCGAGCCGGCGACCGAGGACCGGCGCGGGCAGCCGCTGCACGCGCTGAATCGGCAGTTGCGCGATTTGTGGGCCGATTTCTGGGAGTTCCCGGAAACCTCCGGTGAACTGCCGGGCAGCGAAGTCGAGCGCCTGATCTGTCGCTCATGGCTGCGTGACGGCGAGATGTTCATTCGCCATGTCGTCGGCCATCCATCGCTGCGCTACAAGAGCCGCATCCCCTATGCGCTGGAGCTGCTCGAAGCGGATTTCGTCCCCTACGACTACACCGCCGACAACGCCACGCATGGCGTCATAAAAGATGAGTGGGGCCAGCCAACCGGCTATGTCGTCTATCGCCAGCACCCCGGCGAGCTGCACGGAAAATCGACGCTGGAGACGCGCATCATCCCCGCCGAATTCATGACGCATCTAAAGCTGGTGAAGCGCCTGCACCAGACGCGCGGCGTGTCCGTGTTTCACGCAGTGCTGAGCCGTCTGGACGACATCAAGGATTACGAAGAATCGGAACGCATCGCGGCACGCATCGCGGCGGCCTTCACCGGGTTCATCAAGCGCAACGGCGATTATGACCCGTCGGCAGTAGACCCTGAGACCGGGCGGCGCACCTTCGAGATGTCGCCCGGCATGGTTTTCGATGACCTGGCACCGGGCGAGGATGTCGGCACGATTCGTTCAGACCGCCCCAATAGCGGCCTGGAACCGTTCCGGGATTCGCAGATGCGCGCGGTCGCTGCCGGTACCCGCACCCGATTCTCCAGCGTCTCCCGCAACTACAACGGTACCTACAGCGCTCAGCGTCAGGAACTGGTAGAGGGCAATGTCGGCTACCGTGCCTATTTCAGCTATCTGCGCACCCGGCTGTACCGGCAAATCTGGCGACGCACTGTCGATACGGCAATTCTGTCCGGCACGCTGAAACTGCCGCGCGCCCTCAACCCGGCGACGCTGTACACGCCGGAAATCCGCCAGCCGGCCATCCCCTGGATCGACCCGGAGCGCGAAGCGGCGGCCTACGAAAAATTCATCGCCATGGGTGTGAAGTCGCGGGTGCAGATCATTCGTGACATCGGCGGCGATCCGGCGCTTGTCGACGCGCAACTGGCCGCAGATCGGTTCGATGCGCGCCCGATCCCCGACGCACCGCCCCAGCAGGCTCAGCAGACCCAGAACAGCAATGAGGAGGCCGCATGATGGCCGTCAAACCCGGTCGCATCGTCTATCGCGACATGCGCATCGATTCAGCGACGATGGACGATGGCCGCAGTGTGCGTGCGGCGCTGTCGTCTGAACTCGAAGTGCCGCGCGCATGGGGCGTCGAAGTGCTGGAGCACAGCGCCGAGGCCATCGACATGAGCCGCGCCGATAAAGGTCTGCCGCTGCTGTGGAATCACGACAGCGACCGGATGATTGGGGCGGTCAGCAACATCCGTCTTGATGCTGATCGCGTGCTGCGCGGCACGCTCACCCTGTCACGCAACCCGCACGGCAGCGAAGTGTTGCAAGACATCCGGGACGGACTGCTGAAAACCGTCTCTATCGGCTACCGCATCGACGATTACACGGAATCGACGGATGGCCGCGTGCTCGTGACGCGCTGGACGCCCGTCGAAATCAGCATGGCACCGGTGCCGGCGGATGCGTCGGTTGGCATCAATCGTTCCATTTCTCCAGAGGACTCCGTTATGGATCCAGAAGTGAAGACCCCGGCGACTCCGGTTGCCACCCCGGCCCCGGTCATCGACCTGGACCTGATTCGTCGCGACCTCGACATCGCCCGTTCTGACGCTGCACAGATGGCCATTCGTGCTGAGCGTGAGCGGGTGAACGAAATCGCCAGCGTTTTCGACCTGCCGGCAGTGCCGCAGACCGCCGAGTTCCGCGCCCTGCGTGCCCGTGCCCTGCAGGACGGCTGGAGCGCCGACCAGGCGCGCAGCATCATCCTGAAGGCCATCGGTTCGCAGGCGTCCACCCCGGTCGTGAACGGCAAGACCAGCGACAGCGATATGGGCATTCCGTCCCCGGAAGCACCGGCTGTCGGCAACCGCGCCACGGTCAGCACCGATGCACTGGACAAGTTCAAGGCCGGTGTCTCTGAAGCGCTGATCGTGCGGGCCGGCATCGACAGCAGCCGCGAGACCGTGCAGCGCGCCCGCTCCGGCGGTTTTGTCGGCATGCGGCTGTCGCGCATCGCCGAGCGCTATCTGGCTCTGGCGGGCGTGGACCCGAACGGCCTGAACGATGACCAGATCGCCCAGCGGGCGCTGGTGACCCGTGCCGGCGGCATGACCACCAGCGATTTCGCCAACATTCTGGTCAACACCGCAAACAAGGCGCTGCTGCTGGGCTGGGACCAGGCGCCGGAAACCTGGCAGCAGTGGGTGCGCATCGGCCAGGTGCCCGACTTCAAGAGCGCGACCCGCACCGGTCTGAGCGGTTTCAGTTCGCTGGCAGTGGTGCCGGAAGACGGCGAAATCACCTACGGCAAGTTCACGGATCGGAAAGAGACCATTCAGGCGGTCAGCTACGCCAAGAAGTTCCGCCTCACCTACCAGGCGATCAAGAACGACGACCTGAACGCCTTCACCGCCATTCCGCGCGGCATGGGCCGGGCGGCGCAGAGCGTCATCGGCGATATCGTCTATGCCCTGCTCGACGGTGTTGGTCCGACGCTGAATCAGGACAGCATCGCGCTGTGGGACACCTCGACCCACAAGAACTACGTCGCTGCCGCCACCGCGCCGAACGTCACCACTCTGGACACCGCGTTCACTGCGATGGCCAAGCAGACCGACCCGAACACCGGCAAGCCGCTGAACATCGCGCCGCGCTACCTGCTGGTGCCGAAGGCTTTGGAAACCACCGCGCGCGTGCTGAATACCAGCATGTACGACCCGGCGGCCAGCCCCGGCAGCACCACCGGCAAGAACACCCTGGCGCCGAATCCGTTCCAGAACCGTCTGGAGGTGATTTCGGATGCGCGGCTGGACGGCCAGACCAACGGCACTGCCGCGTGGTACCTCGCAGCGGACCCGAACCGCTTCGACACCATTGAAGTCGCCTTCGTCGATGGCATCGCGGAACCCTATCTGCGCGAAGAGCAGGAGTGGGATACCCGTGGCGTCGAGTACGTCGTCGGCGTCGATTTCGGTGTGGCCGCGCTCGATTTCCGCGCCCTGCACAAATACAAGGGCAACACCTAATCCCTGATTCGGCGCTGCTGAATCCCGGCAGCGCCTCAACCCCTTTCGGAGAACCGCTATGGCTCTAATGATTCAGGAAGGTGAGGCCCTCACCTACACCACCACCAGCGCCATCACCAACGGCGCGCTGCTGATTGTCGGCGATACGCCGGCGGTCGCGATGAACGCAAAGAGCGCTGGTTCCGGCTCGATCACGATTGCGACCGAGGGCGTGTTCCAGGTGGACCGCAAGGCCAGCGCCGGCAACGTCGGCCTGGGCAACAAAGCCTATTACGTCACCACCGGCGGCGTGAACAAGGTCACCAGCGTCGCCGCGTCAGGCAAGTGCATCGGCATTTACGCAGAAACCACCACCACCGGCGCAACCACCTGCAAGGTGAAGCTGGTCGGTGCGCCACTGCTGGTCGCGCTCTGATGGACAGCCGGTTCGACCGCATCATGCACAGTGTCGGCCTGCCGGCGCTGTTCGCAGCGTTCGGCGAACCGGCACGCCTGCTGCGCATGGATGGCACGCTGGCCGTCATGCAGGTGATGCTGCGCCAGCGGTTCACCCCTGATGAAGTCGAGGGGCTGCATGTCGGCATCGGCGATGCCATCGCGGAATTCCGTGTCAGCGACCTGGACGACGAACGCCCGCTGACGCGCGGCGACATCGTGCAAATCGCGGCGGTGGACTGGACGGTACAGCGACTGCTCAGCCATGACGGGCTGACCGCCGGCTATCTGGTGCGCCGCTCATGAAAGTGTCTATTGTGGCCAGCGACAATGACCTGCTCGGCTATCTGGGCGGGACGGAAAAACAGGTCAACCAGGCACTGATGCGCGCTGTCAACCGGGTTGCGTCGAAAGCGAAAACCCTCTCGAAGCGCGCCATCACGAAGCAGGCCGCACTGAAAGACCGCTTTGTGGGCGAAAAGCTGAGCCTGACCAAGGCGTGGCCGTACAATCTGGAAGCCGTCATCCACACGCCCAAGAAGGGCCTGTCGCTGTCGCACTACAAGCACGCTCAGGCGTTCGAGCGGGGGCGCGGCAAAAAGGGCAAGCGCGCCGGCGTGCGGGTCACCGTCAAGCCGGGCGTCACGAAAGTCATCAAGAAGGCCTTTCTGGTAAAGGGGTCTATCAAGATGCGCTACGGCGGGCGGGTACACACCCTGTTCGGGCCGTCCGTGTCGCAAATCTGGAACAAGACCCGTGAGACGCTGCGCCCTGAACTGAACCACGACCTGCGCGCCATTGCGGCTGAAGAACTGCGCTTCATCGTCACAGGGTCGCGGCGATGATCAGCACCCGCGCACTCGTAACCCGCATCGAAGCCGCGCTGACCGCTGCCCGTTCAACGGCCACGGTGAGCCGGATACTGGATTTCGAGGCGGTGCTTGCCGCTGACCTGCGCGATGCACCGATGCTGTGGGTGGTGCTGGACAGCGAGACGGCTGCACCGAACGCGCTGGATATCGGCGTGAGTCAGCAGATCGAAGTGCAGTTTTCCACCATCTACGCGGCCATCGACATCGACGCGCTGGACACGCTGCGCGCGCTGGTGCGCAGCGCACTGCTCGGCTGGGCGCCGCTGAGCGACGACGGGACCGCGACCCCGTTCGAGCACCGCTCCGGCGAGATCGCAGACCTGGCCGGCGACATCATCTGGTGGCGCGAGAACTACGCGACCACCTATATCGAGAGGGCCGTCTGATGGATGACCGCGAACTTCTGGCCGCCAGCCGCGACGAGGCCGCGCATTTTCTGCGCTGCGCCGGATTGGCATGGCCCACGTCCGAACCTGCCGAACTGACGGATGCCGTTGCCGCCATCGCTGCATTTCGCGCGATGCCCGACGCCGACGAAAAGACCCGCGCGCGCTACGAATCGGCGCGGCTGTGGTTGAAACACATCGCGGCGGGCCGACTGCCGCTCCCGACTGACGACCCCGTAGTAGAGGACGAGGCTCATGGCTAAGCTGTTCCGCAAGAAAATCCTGCTGGCGAAAGTTGAGACCACCTACGGCGTTGACCCGACGCCGACCGGTGCGGCCAATGCGATTCTGACCAAGGACCTGACCATCAATCTGATGCAGGGCAACACGGTCGAGCGCAACGTGGACCGAGCCACCCTGGGCGGCGATGTCGCCATTCATGTTGCGCCGTACACCACCGTGTCATTCTCGGTGGAAATGCAGAGCAGCGGTGCTGCCGGGACCGCGCCGGCGCTGGGGCCGCTGCTTCAGGGCTGCGGCTTCTCGGAAACCATCGTTGCATCGACCAGTGCGGCCTACTCGCTGGTCTCGACCGGCTTCAAGTCACTGACCCTGTATTTCAACATCGATGGCCTGCTGCACAAGCTCACCGGCGCGCGCGGCACCGTGGCGTTTGCGCTCGACCCCGGCGGGTTGCCGTACCTGAATTTCACGTTCACCGGCATCCGCTCGGCACCGAGCGATACCGCGCTACCGACCCCGACCCTGACCGCGTTCAAGACCCCGCTGCCGGTCAACAAGGCCAATACGCCGACGTTCAGCCTGCATGGCTTTGCCGCGACCGTGGAGAAGTTCTCGCTCGACCTGGCCAACGAAATCACCTACCGGAACGTCGTCGGTGATGAGTCGGTGATGCTGGTGGACCGCAAGCCCACCGGCAGCATCAGCATCGAAGAACAGGCGCTGGCCACCAAGAATTTCCACGATATCTGCGTCAACAGCACGCTCGGCGCGCTGCAAATGGTGCACGGCACGACTGCCGGCAGCATCGTCCAGATCGACGCGCCCAAGGTGCAGCTCCTGTCGCCGACCTATGCGGACAGCAATGGCGTGCTGATGCTGAACATGAACATGGTGTTGACGCCGAATGCCGGCGACGACGAATTGGTTCTGACCTTCAAGTAAGAGGTATTTATGGCATTTGTCATCAGCAAGAAACAGGCGTACCCGTGGGCGGTGGTAGTGAAAACCCCGGACCCGGCCCGGCCCGGCAAGTGGCTGTCACAGACCTTCACTGCCATGTACCGGCGCTACCCGCCGCTCGTGGTACAGGAGATGCTCTCTAAGCTGGCCGGGCGCGACATGGCGAATCCAGAAGAAATGACGCCCGAGGAGCGCGAAGCCCGCGAATGGGAATTTCTGGATGAAGTGCTGCTGGGCTGGGACGGCATCAGCGACGACGAAGGCGTTCCGGTGCCGTGCACACCGGAAACGCGACCCATCGTACTGAACATCATCGAAGTGCGGCGCGCGATATTCAACGGGTTTTTCGACTCGGCGATGGGCAAGAAGGACGACTCGAAAAACAAGGCCGACGTAAAAAACTGACCGACGCCGCTCGGTACTGGGCGGAAGGCGGCGCGAGCGGACGGGATGAACTGGACGCGGACGCCGCCTTTTTCGGTATCGATGCCGAAACCGCAGCAGAACCGGCGGCGGACTTCGAGGTATTCGAGGACAACTGGCTGACCGTGATGACGTTTCTACGCTGTGGCACGCAGTGGCGGCACGCCGGCATGGAGGGCATCCGCACCGGGCTGGATTATCCCTCCGTGGAAACCGTGCTGCGCATGACGGTTCCTGCCCGTGAACGCCGCGCCGTGTTCGAGGGTATCCAGATCATGGAGCACGCCGCGCTCGACGTGTTCGCACAGCGCGCAGCGGCGCGCAAGCACTAAAGGACTCGCGAATGGCCGCTAGTGGTGGCTCGACTGAACTGCGTATCGTCATCAATGCCGATGGCTCAGCGGCCATTCGCGATATCCGCCGCGTGGCCGATGAAACCCGGCGCACGTCGTCGGAACTCAGTAGCGTCGAAAAAGCGGCGAAAAGCGCATCGGCTGGTCTTGGACTGGTCGAACGCTCCGCGCAGGGTGCATCGAACGGACTGAGCCATATAGAACGCGCGGCGCTGGAGTCCGTGACCGCTGTACGCTCCATGTCGTCTGCGATGCAGTCCATGGAAAATACGGTCAGGGCTACGATAGGCGGCCTGGGTGGCATGGAACGCGCGGCGCTGGAATCGGTGGCTGCCGTGCGGGCCATGTCGGCGGCGATGCGGGCGATGGAAACCACGTCGCGAACCGCGCTCAGCGGTCTGAACTCGGCGGCAGATGCGGCGGCGCGCAACATCCAGCGGCTGGGGCAGGGTTCCCGCACTGCATCTGCTGACATCACCGCCGTCGAACGCTCCGCCTATGGCGCATCAACTGCTGTGCAGGACCTGGCGAACGCGGCCAAGGCGTTTGTCGGTTTTCAGGCGATTGCGAACGCGGCCAAGGAGCTGTTCAACGTCGCGGCGCGCATCGAGGACCTGAGCGCGCAGTACAAAGCCATGACCGGCAGCGCCGGGGCCGCAGCAGCGGAAATGGGCTATATCCGCGAGGCGGCCAACCGGCTGAGCATGAACCTGGACGGGGCGCGCGACAGCTACGGCAAATTGCTGGTGATGGTCGATGCCGGCCTGCTGAACATGAATCAGGCCAAGCAGATGTTCGAAGGGCTGTCGGCCTATGCGCGCGTCGCGGGGTCGAGCAGTGCGCAGGTGGGCATGGCCATGTACGGCCTGTCACAGGCGCTCGGACAGGGCCGCGTGCAGATGACCGAGCTACTGCAAATCACTGAGCCGCTGCCGGGTGCGCTCAATCGCATCGCGACAGCAGCGCATATGACCACCGGCGAATTGCGCGCGATGGTC